CCCAACCAAATATCAATCCTACAGATTTAAAACCAATGGTTTGCACAGAATGTGGAGGAATGTATTTTAGACAAGTAATGAGTATTAACAAAGTATCTAGATTTGTTACCGGTGCAGACAAAGACACTGTTGTTCCAATACCAGTATGTAGATGTGATGATTGCGGACACGTTCCAGATTAATTTAGACCAGTAACACCTAGTAAATAATGGGAGCTTCATATCCAAAAAAACCAGTAGTGTTAGTTTTTAAAACATCTAATAGATCAAATGCTCGAACTAAAATGAAAGTTTACAAAAATAAGAATGTTGATTATGTAAATGAAAAGAAACTTCCAGGAGTTCCAGAAAATTCAGTTTTTCTAGAATTAGCTATTGGAGAACATTATGTAGAAAAGTATAAACAAAAATATAAATTATGACAAAGAAACCTGCAACTATTTTCGACTTTATTGATGGAATGACTCATAAGAAAACAGCTTGGTCTGAGTATACAGACATTGACCATAAAAAGTTTTCTCCTTATTTAGTTAATAGATGGTTATCAATGAGAATGGAACTAATTGAAATAATCAATCAGTTACAGAAATACACAATAGGGTTACTATCCCATAAGGATACTTATCGTCTCTATCACGGACTTCTACCTGCCCAGAGAACCTTTGCTAAGTACATAAAAGGAAAAAAGGAAGATAAGTATGACAAACAGTTAGTTTCACAAATTGCAGACCACTATCTGATAAGTAAATCAGAGGCCATTGAATATGTCGAGTTAATGCCAAAAGATAGTTGCAGCTCTTTGTTATCATTATATGGATATACAGAAAAAGAAATAAAAACAATGTTAAAAGGTAAGAAATGAAATTTGAATCAGATAACACAGAATCAGTAAATACTCAATATCATTATGTTGGTAAATCTAGTTTATATAAGTTTTGCGAAGAATGGGATTTGAATTCATATGAATTTGATATTGTTAAACGGGTTGTTAGATGCAGAAAAAAAGGACAATTCGAAGAAGATCTAAAAAAGACAAAAGATTTAATAGATATATATCTCACAGAACATTTGGATCAATCCGAATAATTTCTTATAATATAATAAAAATATTATGGCAAATAACGTATATACGGTTGTGAGTATAGAAGCATCCAAAGAAGTTCTAAAAAATTTCGCAGACAAAATATTTACTCCAGAAGTAGAAGAGGCAGATTGGCAGAAAAAAAGTGATTTATTGGCTGACAATTTATATGGATTATTATACAAAGATTATCCAAAAGACAACTTAACTAGAGATTGGATGACTGAAAATGTAGGAGCAAAGTGGTGTTTTGTACATGATTGGCAAGTAGATGATGATATAATTGATTTGACATTTGATTCTGCATGGTATCCACCAGAAGAATTATTTCATGAACTAGCAGATTGGTTTATAAAGCGAGGCGAATTTGAAATGGAGGCTAGAAGTGAAGATGAAGCATATTTACATGTTTCGGGAGGCTACGCTAATCAAAACGGTTCTGAATTTATAATGGAAGATGATGATTTACCAGAATATCCAGATGAAGATGATTTTGCAGATAACGAAGATCAGTATGCATATGATGAAGCTGTTGAAAAGTTTTATGATAAAATTTCTGAAATAAAAGATGATCTTATCTTAGAATGTAAACAAGATCTTATTTTATATCCATAATATGAAAAGCGGGTATATAAATCCAGTATATAAACTATCATTAAATGATGTATCTAAGGTTCCTGCTAAGATATCTTATTCGCAATGGTCTATGTTTGAAAAGTGTCCTAGACAATGGAAACTTTCTTATATTGACAAATTAGCTCCATTTACTCATAGTATAGCAACTTGTTTTGGTACAGCATTTCATGAAACATTACAAGAATATTTAACTGTAATGTATACTGATTCTGTTAAAGCAGCTAATAATATTGACCTTCGTGATATGTTATTAACATGTTTAAAGATGGAATATCAAAAAGGTGTTAAAGCAAATAATGGAGAACATTTTTCTACTCCAACTGAATTAGCAGAACATTTAGAAGACGGCGTACAAATATTGGAATGGTTCACTAAAAGAAGAGCTCAATATTTTTCTACTAAGAATCAAGAGCTAGTTGGAATAGAAGTAGAGTTAGGAGTCCCTGCTTCTCCTACCAATAAAAATGTATATTGGTATGGATTTATAGATATAGTAGTTAGAGATACTGTACAAAATAAAATAAAGATATTAGATATTAAAACTAGTAGAATGGGCTGGAATAAATATCAAAAAGCAGACAAACTAAAAGCTGCTCAACTAGTTGCATATAAAAAATATTTTTCAGATCAATTTGGTATTCCAATTGATAATATTGATATTGAATTTTTTATAGTTAAACGAAAACTATTAGAAGAATCAATGTTTCCACAAAAAAGGATACAATTATTAAATCCAGCTTCAGGATCGGTTACTAGAAAAAAGATACAACGAAGTATTGATACGTTTATAGAATATTGTTTTGATAAAGATGGTAATAAACAGAAAGATAAAAATTATCTAGCTATTGCTGGTAAAGGAGCAAAACATTGTAAGTGGTGTCCATTTAAAATGGATTATGAAAATTGTCCTAAAGAAAATAGGATTCGTGAATAAATTTTAATATAATATAAATAAAAAGGAACATATATGAATGGATTATTATTAGAAGCATTATATACAAAATATCGTGCCGACAAAGCTGATGCAGTTGCTCGATTAGACATTTATCTAAACAATTCAGTTGGAATTGGAGAACATCCTCAACACACAGAAGAAATGGATAATATAGTAGCACAATTTGCAGATGCTCAAGATAAATTAGAAGCATTAAAAATGATGATATCTCATGTAGGAAATAGTAAGCCTGATCCAAAAAAACAAGTTATTAAAGGATAATGAGAATTGGAGTTATTGGAAATAAAGAATGGCAAAACAAACGAAAAATACAACAAGTTTTAACAGATTTAAAACAACGATTTTCAAGTGATTTAATAGTAGTAGGTGGAGGAGGAAGCGAAGGAGCTAATTTTATGATTAGAAAATTTGCATTAGAATTCGGAATTCAATATGAAGAATATAATGCATCATATACTGGCCATAATTTATATTCAGCACTTCCAGAATCTTATTATGGTAAAAATTATCATTTTTCACAATTATTACACAGAATGAGATTGTTAGCAGAAAATTGCGATTATTTAGTTATCATGAATAATCAAAAGGATTTAAATCCTCAACTAAAAACTGCATATAATAAAATAAACAAATTAAATAAACCAGTAACTATTATAGGTTGATATTTATAATAAATAAAAAAGTTATACAAGGAAATAAATGGAGTTACCTAAACTAAATCTACCAAACATACCGGTAGCTAAATCTAAAAAGAAAAAAATTCTATTAATGGGAGATGATTTACGTCTTCCATCAGGCATTGGAACAATCTCAAAAGAAATTGTATTAAATACAGTACATAAATATGACTGGATACAAATTGGAGGAGCACAAAATCATCCAGATAAAGGAAAGATGTTTGACCTTTCTGAAGATATAAAAAAACAAACAGGAGTTCAAGATGCAAATGTAAAATTAATTGCAACTGATGGATATGGAAATAGAAATTTATTATTTCAAGTATTAAATCAAGAAAAACCAGATGCTATCTTTCATTTTACAGATCCAAGATATTGGATATGGTTATATCAATTGGAACATGAAATAAAAACTACATTTGAAATTCCTATTATATATTATTCAATTTGGGATGATTTGCCATATCCAATGTGGAATGCTCCTTTTTACGGAAGTTGTGATTTAATAATGGGTATATCTAAACAATCTGATAATATTCATCGTGAAGTTTTAGATCAAAATAATTTCAATGTACATGATTGGGATAAAGGAAAAAATAAAGTTAAAGAGTTTGAATGGAATGATATAATTACTGGATATGTACCTCATGGATTAAATCATAATTTATATAAACCACTACCAGATTCAGATGATTTATATCAAAAAGCAGTAACAAACATAAAAGAAAAAAATAATGTAGATTTTATTGTTTTTTGGAATAATAGAAATATAAGAAGAAAACAACCAGGCGATTTAATATTAGCATTTAAACATTTTAGATCTAAATTACCTAAGAATCAACAAGATCATGTAGCATTATTGTTACATACTCAACCTAGTGATAATAATGGAACAGATTTAAGAGCTGTTTGGAAAACATTAGCACCAGAATGTAAAGTTTTATTTTCAACAGGTCATATAACTTCTGAAGAATTAAATGGAATGTATAATATTTCAGATGTAGTAGTTAATATCGCATCAAATGAAGGATGGGGACTAAGTAGTACAGAAGCATTATTATCTGGAACTCCAATTGTTAACAATGTTACAGGCGGATTACAAGATCAAATGAGATTTGAAAATGATAAAGGAGAATGGATAACATTTGACAAAAAGTTTTCAACTAACAATCAAAAAACATTTACAAAACATGGTAAATGGGCTAAACCAATATTTCCATCAAATAGATCATTGCAAGGTTCTCCATTAACTCCTTATATATTTGATGATAGAGTTAATTTTGAAGATGTTGGAGATGCTATATTTGAATGGTGGTCAATGGACTCTGCAGAAAGAAAAAAATGTGGAGAAGCAGGAAGAGAATTTTGTTTGACTCATGGATTAACTGCAGAACAAATGGGAAATAAAATGATAGAAATGATTGAGTTTATGTTTGATACTCCAAAAGAAGTACGACCTAAATATAGATTAACAAAAGTAACAAAAAAACAATATAAAGAAATGGGAATAGTATGAAAAGATCATGTGTCATATCAAGTCCAGTAGCTACACAATCTGGTTACGGACATCATGCAAGAGAAATAATTGATAACTTTATAGAACAAAAAGATTCAGAATGGGACATTAAATTACTTTCAATGCCATGGGGAAGTACACCATTTACATATCCTGTTTCTGATGATATTAAAAATAGAATCGTTCCATTGCCTTTAAGAGAACAGCCAGATATCTGGGTACAAATAACAATTCCAAATGAATTTCAACCGGTAGGAAAATATAACATCGGTGTTACTGCAGTAACTGAAGGTGATATATGTAAAAAAGAATGGGTAGAATCAGTAAATAAAATGAATTTAATTATTGTTCCATCACAATTCACAAAACAAGTATTATTGAATTCATCAGAAAAATATAATATTCCAATAACCACTAACATACAAGTTATTTCTGAATATTTCAATGAATCTATTTACAATAAAAAAAATACAACAGCTGTAGTTGATGAATTAAATGACATTCATCAATCTTTTTGTTTTTTATTTGTTGGACATTGGCTTCAAGGACATCTAGGTCAAGATAGAAAAAATGTATCTGGATTAATAAAAACATTTTTTGATACATTTAAAAACGCACAAAAAATGCCAGCTTTAATTTTAAAAACTAGTGGTGCAACATATTCTATAACAGATCAGTGGGAAATAGAAAAGAAAATAAATGAAATACAAGAAATATATGGAAATTCTGTGAAACTTCCTAATGTATATTTATTACATGGTGATTTATCTGACAATGAAATGAATGCTTTGTATAATCATTCAAAAGTTAAAGCAATGGTATCATTTACTAAAGGAGAAGGATTTGGAAGACCTCTTTTAGAATTTGGTACATCTGGAAAACCTATAATTGCTCCAGTATATTCTGGCCAAGCAGATTTTCTAGAGCATGTAGTAGGATTACAAGGAGGTTTAACAGAAGTACATCCATCTGCTAGAAATGAATGGATTATAGCCGAATCTAAATGGTTTACTCCTGATTATGAATTTGCAAAAAAAGCATTGAAACAAGTT